TCGCGGTGACCTCCTTCTGGTCCTGCGACGCCTGGATATGGGCGATGGCGAGATTGGGCGTGCTCATTCATGTCTCCTGCAATACGGCCGTGACGGGAAAGCCGCGCCCGACCGCCGCGCTGATCTGATGGACGCGCAGGGTGAGCGTGCCCGGCACCGCGCCGAAGTCGGCCTCCGCATCGGCGCTCGGATAGAGCACCTGCGGCGTGGCGGTCTCAAGAACCCGCAGCACATCGCCACCTGCACCCAGCACATCCACCTCATAGGCCTCTGCCGCCTCGGCGAGCGGCACGGTGCCGGTGCCATCGCGCCAGTCGCCGCCGATCCGGGTACGCCGCCGCCAGGACAGTGTGATACCGGATCCATCCCACGCGCCCGTCACATGCGCCGGGGCGTAGGGCTTGAGATCGGTACCGCGCAGGGTCTGCGTGACCGTGTCCGCCTCGTCGAACGCCTCGCCCCGGCCGACGCCGCGATAGCGCAGCGGCTGTCCGACCAGGCCGAGCGGCTCGGTGAAGAGCGCGCCATCATCGTCGAGCACCACGATCACCGCCCCGGCCGCATGCGCCAGCCGGGCCTCGGAGCCGCGCCGCCCTCGCAGCAGCGTCGAGAGCCGGTAGATATCATTGCCGTGAGGCGTGACATCGCGGAACTGGATCAGCTCGGCCCCGCCATCTGCATCGACCACCAGCGCTGCGTTGCGGCCATTGAGCAGCTGCAAATCGGAGACCGATGCGAGTTGGCCGTCGGGATCGCGTAGGCGCACATCAACGACATTGGCCGCGTCCCATGTCCAGACCGAGCGCGGCGATCCCAGAGGAGCGCGCAAGGTGCCGATCAGCGCCGGATCGCCTGCGCGCGCCGGGATATCCCAGTCCGCCCCGTCGCGCGAGCGAAAGAGCGACAGGCCGGTCCATGGCCCGGCAACGCGCGGCGCGGCAAAGAGATACTGCCTGGAGGCCACGCCGCCGGTATCATGGCGATCGCGCAGCAGCGGGATTTGCGGGACGACCCACCGTGAGGGCACATCGCCCAGCACGCCCGAGGTTTGGGCCCCGGTGCCGGTCGCGCCGATGGCGTCGGAGAGATAGGCCGATCCGATATGCCGGACGCCCTTGGCGCGCAGCTCCCAGTCCGCGCCGATCTCGATCTGCGTCAGCCGCACTGCGATCTCGCTTCCGCCGGGGGCGTCCACGCGCAGCAGGTCGGTGGGGTCAAGACGGAGAAACCCCGGCCGCAGGGCAAACTCGACGGCATCGCGCTCGATCCAGGCCGAGGCCATGAGACGCTCGGCGATGCGACGCGCCTCGGTGGCCTCGAGGGCCATGGGCAGTTCCATGTCGAGCTTGTCGCGCGAGCCCATCGTGGCGACGGGCTGCGACACCCGCGTGGCGGACTGGGCGCCCTGGTTGTAGTCGCCGCCCGTTTCCTGGCCCGTCCCCTGGCCCGCCTCCTGGTAGGTCACGGTGATGCGCTCGGGCAGATCGGTCTCCTGCACGCGCTGGAGCTGCACGGTGCGCCCCGTCTCGCGCGCGGGGACCAGATCGTCCGATGACAGCAGCGGCGCGTCACCTGCGGACCGTGCGCGCGGCACAAAGCGGATCCGGTCATCGGACTCGACCGCATCGAAGGAAAAGGCTTGCGCCACCGGCTCTATGCCCGACCGCGCCGAGCCCTGCCGACCGATGGCGTAGCCCCGGAATACCGGCGCGCCGATCTCGGACACATCGATATCGGCCGGCCCCAGCCCAACGCGGGCGCAGATATCGGCAACGACGCTGCCCGGCGTGACGCCTTCGCCGGCGGTGCGGTTGAGAAACAGCCGGGTTGCGGCCGATCCGGTCTGCACATAGCCCGTGAGCGTGTCCGAGCGTGCATCATACCCCGCGGCCTCGCCGCCGCCGAAGATGCTGCCCGCGGCGAAGCCTTCGGTGAACAGGATCTCCGCGCCGGTGCGCAGATCGACCTGGCAGACCTCCGGCTCGCGATGCCACGCCATGCGTCGCCCCTCGGTGCGGGACTTCGCTATGGCCATGTTCTCCTTGCGCGTGGTGGAAAACGCGAACAGCGACAGCCGCGTCGCCCAGATCACCCCGTCATCGGGGCGCCACTTGACCGCATACCGCCCTTCCAGCGCGCTGAGTGCGTCCGGAAAGGCGAGCGCGCTGATCCAGACCAGCGCATCATCCACGGGATCATAGACCGCGCCGGCCGGTTCGTAGGTGAATCCCGTCGCCTCGGGGTGAATGTCCCCCGGTTCGAGCGACCAGTCCCCGGCATTCTCGACGACAGGCTGGGGCGCGCCCGGGCGGACGCGGAGCCGCTCGATGGGAATGGTGCTGGCTGTGCCGGTGTTCGACGTGCGCAGGATCCACGCCTCGCCGAGGCCTTCGCCCACGAGGCCCTGCACGATATTCTCGACATTGGTCGGCCCCGGTCCCATGCGCGGCAGATTGGCGAGGAACTCCATGGTGTCGGCCCGGACGCAGCCATGACCGCCGCCGAAGCGCCCCGAGGCGATCAGCACATCGACTGGCCCGGTCAGGCTGAGCGCGCGCATCCAGCCGAGTGTCGTGAGGGATACGAACCCGCCTGCGTTGTTGCTCAGGCTGCTGCTGCGGCGCCCGAAGCTGTCCACGACCGCCATGGCGTCGAGATCGATCTTCACGATCGGCTTGGTGTTGCTGATGCCCAGCTGGGTGTAGGCATACCCATCGCCGCCGATGAAGCAGTGATCGAACCCGTAATTATCGTTGTAGAGGTTCAACGCGTCGGCCAGTGCGTCGGAAATCATATCCCCGGGCTGTGCCTGCGCCAGTTCCTCCAGCGTGCGCAGATCGAACAGCCGCAGACCGTCCGGGGTCAGCATGAGCTGGCGCTGGCGCTGCCAGTCGGTCGCCCCGTAGCTTGTCAGCACGGTGTCGAGCGGGCCGCCCGGCAGCGATGTGCTCTTGAGCGCCGGGTAGGCCGCCTGCGCGTTAAAGGTCACCTCGGCGGTGATGTTGGGGATGCGGTTGCCGAAGTTTTCCAGCGGCAGATCCTCGAACACCAGATAGGCCAGCCCGCGAAAGGCCGGCGTGCGGCCATGGCCCTCTGCAGCCTCGATCAGCGGATCGGGCAGCTGGTCTTCGGTCCCTTCGTGAAACCGGAAGTCCAGACCGGGGATGGACACATCCGGATTGGTGCCGCGCGCGTCATGGATGAGCTTGCCATCGGCCCAGATCCGGATGAGATCGCCGGCCGGGCCTTCGGCGAGGCCGAGCGCGAAGGAGGCGTAGTAGCCATAGGTGGTCTGGCGCTGACCGCCGCCGCCCTTGCCTCCGACCTTGCGGGTCTGGCGCTCTTCGCGGATCCCCGGCGCCCAGATCACGTTGCCGGAGGCGCGCATGGTGCCGTAGATCAGCGGGATGGGCGCGCCCCAGGCCGAGGAGGTCACCGACAGATCGCGCAGCCGCGGGCCCTCGATATCGGGCTGGTCGGGACCGAACAGCAGCGAGCCGACGGTCGATCCGATCAGCCAGCCGGCCTGCCAGCCGATCCCGAGCGCCGTGCTCCCCAATGCGCCCGCGCCGGCGATGGCCAGCACCGCCATCAGACCACCCCCGGAATGCGCCAGGCGGCGCGCCGGCGCGAGAGCCATGGCTCGATCAGCGGCTCCTCGAGCACGCAGCGCCGCAGTGCATGCGCGTGCAGCAGATGCGGGACACCGTGCCGCGCGGTGAGAAACCCCGCATGGCAGGGATAGCTGGTCTCGGCAAAGACCAGGATATCGCCGGGGCGCGCCTCATACAGTGCAACCGGATCGAGGGCACGTGCAAAATCCTCCAGCAACCTGGTGCCGGTCGCGCGCCGGTCATAGCCCTGCACGTCGTGATGCGGCACGTCGAGTGCATCGGCCACGACGATCAGCAGCCCGATGCAGTCTACGCCGTCCGGCCCGCGGCCCTGATGCCGCCAGCGCGCCCCGATCCAGCGGCGCGCCTCGGTCACGATATCCTCACTGCGCATTGGCTCACCGCGCATTGGGCGTCTCTGTCAGCTTGTCGGCGCCCGGCACGAAGGGATCGCCCCGGAAATTGAGAACATTGTCGAAGCGATCGATGCAGGTCTCCAGCCGCTTGTCGCAGCCCGGATAGATCTCGAACGCGTCACCGGTCCCGACCGGAAAGGGCGGCGGGAAGGCCAGGACCAGATCGCCCGTTGCCAGATTCGCGCCGCGCACCTCGATGGCGCGGCCGCTGTTCTGCCCCGACGTGAAGCGAATGACCCCGCCTGCGAACCAGTCGTCGGGCCTGTCATCAGCCACATCGATCGCCGCTGTGAACGACAGCGCGTCGAGGGGCGCCGTGACCAGCCCGGGCCGTGTCCATTGCGGGTCACTGATCTCCACCCCGCAGCGCGCATCGCCGAGATCGGCGCGGCAGTCGGGCGTGTAGGGCTCGATCAGCCGCTGTGCGAGCACCTGGGACATGCCCCGCAGCTCGGTGCGCCACTGCCCCTCGCTCGACAGCGTGACCTCGCCCAGCCAGCCACGGCGCAGCCGGAGGGTGCCCTGCGACGGGTCCTGCCAGTTGACCACGAAGATCCGCACCTCGGCGCCGTCATAGAGCCCAGCGCGCAGCGCGTCCGCTTCGAGCCCGGCATCGTCGAGCACGCCCTCGAGATCGACATTGCCGACCGCCAGCCCCGCCTCGGAGGCCACGGCGGTGCGCGAATACCCGGCGCGGGCGCGATAGATCTCGCCGTCGACCGCGAGATCGCCATCGTGATCGGTGGCGCGAAACACCACGCCGTCACGGCGGGCAAGCCGCCAGCAAGTGGCCAGCGTGAGCACATCGCCCTCGAGATGCGCGGCCAGCTCCGGGGATACCGCCTTCATTCGCGGATCTCCACCACCGTGATGCGGCCCCATTGCTGCATCTCGAAGGTCTCGACGGTGAGATCGGCGGCATCCGTGTCGAACCGCGCCGGCACGTCGAACTCGAAATCCGCGGTGACCGCGACGTTCGGATCCGGCGGTGTCGAGAACGTCACCAGGCCATTCGCGTGATTGATGGACCAGCCGGAGGTTGCCGCGACGCCATCGCGATACACGACTACCGTGCCATCGACCGGCCGCGTGATCCGGCGTTCATGCACCACGCCACCGCTGTCGTAGCCCCGGACCAGCTGGAACGCGGTCTGCTCCCCGTCGCCAACCCCCAGCAGCTGCCCGGCCGCCCGAAAGTCGGTCCAGTCCTTGAACCGAAACCCGTGCGCGCGCCCGCGGCGGGCATAGAAGAAGGCGAGGAATGCCGCGACATCGGCGCGGGAGCGGATGCCCGTCGAGACGTTCCATTCGCCCCGAGATCGCTGCCATTGCGCCACGCGCTGCTCGCGACCGCTCTGCGTGGCGGTGATCGCGGTCAGGAAGCGCGGCCCGCCGCTGGCCCCGTAGGCGATGGTGGCGGGGAACTGCACATCGTGAAAGTCGGTCATCGGAACTCCTACCGATTCCGCCGCGCCCGCG